ACTGCTCCAATTTGTCGATATGGCGGTACATGGCTTCGAATTCAATTCCGGTATCACAGAACAGGATCAAGTCCACAGGCCAGCCTTCTTCAAGCATTCGCAGAAGCATGGCGGTGGAATCTTTACCCCCGGACAACGACACCACGTGTAGTGTGGGTTTGTGCATTCAAACCTCCTTCATTTGGGCATAAGAAAAGCGCCTACCGTTTCCGATAGACGCTCTCAAGTATTGGGTTATCTCTTATAGTAACGAAGCTGTGGGAATTCCTTCCCGTTGAAGAACTTATAATACTTCCGCAGGGCATTTTGCATGGGGGTATGTGCCAGGTCTTCGTGGGGCTTCAATTGGACAAGGGAATCATACATCAGATCATCATCCGCGACGATGATGTCCAGCTGCTGACCCAGAATGCTTTCAGCCTTTCTGGCCCTTGCCATTCTTGAGTCTACAGCTTTCTTGCTGGTAATGGTTTTCTCCTGCATGAGGAATGCCTTGTAGTCGGACTCACGCTGCATATATGCGAACCTCCTGTGTATTTCTGTTGATAGCATCAGTATAGCAGAAAATCATGCAGCCGGATTATGATTTTGCAAAATCATAGGCGGTTGCACAAAGAGGCTCAGATAAACAAAATGCCCCGGTCATCGTAGACCGAAGCGCTGGTATCGTTGCCACAGCGGATCGCACGGTCAAGTGCCATGATGGTTGCCACGGCACCGTCGATTTTCTCTGTGGATTTTTCTTTGTCCGGCTTGATGTTGCCAGCTGGGTCGGAGCGGATGAAGATGTTGTCCATCATCCACCGCAGTACCGGATGACCGCCGTGGGCGATCTTTTCCTCCAGCACCAGTTTCATCAGCTCCTTGGTGGGCGGAGACATATCCTTAAAGCCCTGACCGAAGGGTACTACGGTAAAGCCCATGCCTTCCAGGTTCTGCACCATCTGTACAGCGCCCCAACGGTCAAAGGCGATCTCCCGGATATTGAAACGTTCGCCCAGTCGCTCGATGAACTTTTCGATGTAACCGTAGTGAACGACATTGCCTTCTGTGGTCAGAAGGTGACCTTGGCGCTCCCAAATATCATAGGGCACATGGTCGCGCCGGACACGAAGTTCCATGTTGTCCTCTGGAATCCAGAAGTACGGCAGGATCACATACTTGTCGTCCTCATCCTCCGGTGGGAACACCAGCACAAATGCCGTGATGTCCGTTGTGGAGGACAAGTCCAGACCTCCATAGCAAACGCGCCCTTCCAGTTCGTCTTCGGAAGCGACAAAGGCACAACGATCCCATTTCTCCATAGGCATCCAGCGGACAGCCTGTTTGACCCACTGGTTCAAACGAAGCTGTCGGAACGCATTCTCCTCACCGGGGTTCTGCTTAGCAGACTCGCAGGCATCTCTGACCTTCTCAATGGCGACGGTGATTCCCAGGGAGGGATTGGCTTTCTTCCAGGTCTTGGGGTCCGTCCAATCGTCACCGTCATCCGCACCGTAAATGACGGGATAGAATGTGTAATCGATCTTTCTGCCCTCGATGATGTCTTTTGCCTTTTGGTGTACCTCATAGCAGATGGACTTGGTGTCGTTGCCAGCTGTGGTGATCAGGAAGTACAGCGGTTGCATACGGGCATCGCCGGAACCCTTGGTCATAACATCAAAGAGCTTTCGGTTGGGCTGGGTGTGTAGCTCGTCGAACACAACGCCGTGGGTGTTGAAGCCGTGCTTGTTGCCGACATCTGCGGAAAGCACCTGGTAGATACTTCCCGTTGGCTGGTAGATCAGCCGCTTCTGGGAATCCAATATCTTCACGCGCTTACTCAGCGCCGGACACATACGCACCATGTCAGCCGCCACGTTGAAAACGATGGAGGCCTGCTGGCGGTCGGCGGCGCAGCCATATACCTCTGCACGTTCCTCACCGTCACCGCAGGTCAGAAGCAAAGCAACAGCGGCAGCCAGTTCGGACTTGCCCTGTTTCTTGGGGATCTCGATGTATGCGGTATTGAACTGGCGGTAGCCGTTGGGCTTTAGTGTGCCGAACACATCACGGATGATCTGTTCCTGCCAATCGATCAGTTCAAAGGGCTTTCTGGCCCAGGTGCCTTTGGTGTGGCATAGCGCTTCGATAAAGCTGACCGCATAATCCGCAGCGTCCTTGTCGTAGTAGGAGCCCTTCGCCATGAATCGGGTTGGTTTGTACTTTTTCAGTTTTCTGATATGCAGTCACCTCCTCAAAAGGGCATAAAAAATAGCCGCCACCGGGATCGGTGCGACTTTTGGTATACGAGGAACAGAGCCTCACGGCTCCGTCCCAGGGCTATTGCGGTTGAGGTTACTTCTTGGGGATAGGCGGCTTACCCGTGGTCAGCCAAGCCAGCCAGCACTGTTCGCAGGTGACAAGGTCACAGGCGACCTGTCCGCCATCCTCAAAGGGCGGGTGGCCCTTGCCGATGATCGCAGCGATCTCTCCGGCGGGGGTATCGGGGGCCTTGATGATTTCCAGTCCAGTCTTTGCCATGATGTTTCCTCCTTATTTCTGGGCCATGCACCAGGCGATTGCGTGGCCATTATCAACGAAACGTTCTGTGGCCTCTGCTACCAGGTTGAGTCGGCATTCGATATCGCCCAAACCGGTCTCTTCAGGGGTCTCAATGAACTCATAAATGGCTGCGGTGAAACCGCCACGCCAATGGCAGTCGGTAACGAATACCTTGTCACTGAATTTCAGTACCGCACCGTAGCTGGCGGAGACTCGCATCTGAAGGTGTTCCATTGTGGTGAATTCCATGTTCGCACCCTCCTTAAGCCTGAGCCTTGCCCAGTTCATAGGCCTTTTTCATGGCTCCCATGATTCCCCAAACAGGAACTTCAATGAAGTCCTCGCTGTCGCAGCCTTTCTCGTCAAGGCTTCCTCGGGAGTCAACTGCAACCATGTAAGCGGCAGCGATCTTGTAAAGTTCCTTCTCCAGCTTCTTTATTTCTCTCTTTGTCATTGTGTTGTCCTCCAAAATGTGTGTTTTCCCTTTCGGTGTACACATATTCGCTCTGAATGCCTAAAATAGCAAGTTATATGTGAGCATAAACTACACAATGATTACGTAAGAAAACCGGGCAGGATGTGTACTATGTACTGTCCGAATTGTCCGCCAGAATCGCCATCATCAACTGGGCACCAAGCCGGAAGCCCATGACGAAACCGTCCTGCTCAATGAGAGCATCCAGATACCCACGGTCGGACAGAAGCTCGTCCAGCAGTTTCTGCTGCTCTGGTGCAAGGCCACTGCGAAGCATCTTGGCTTTATCAGCAGCCTGCCCAGTCATCCGGTGGCGCTCAGAGTCTTTTGAAACCGGATGCTCACAAGGGGCGATGTTCCCGTCGTACAGATCCTGAATGAACTTGCGGTACATACTCACACCCCCGTCCTGCACCGGTGGATCGCCTGGATGATCTGCTCCTGCTCCTCCGGGTCAATGCCCAGAGTCATCAGAGCTTCTCGGGTCCCGCAGTCGGGACAGATGAGCGTGGTGTTGTCCTCTCTGGAAATTGCGGGGCGGTCATGGTAGACCGTACCGCATTTGGGACAAACCGCCTGATGCCGTTCTTGCTCCTTCATACTCGTACACCCTCCTTGCTGTATTCGTAGGCCTGCAACAGGTACTCGTAATCGAATCCGAAATTGTAGTAGCCTTCCATGCAGGTTCTCATGTAGAAGTTTGTAGGAGTCCCCAGCGGACGATCCTCGTGCATGATGTAGACGAACACCTTCCGGTTGCGAACCTTGCCGGAGCGGATTCCCGTGATGGGCAGTTCCAGCTCCTTTTTGTAGTAGAAGTTGGGGTAACCCTCGTAGCGATCCAAAGCCAGCTCGTCGGCGGCACTGACGGCCCACACGCCCACCGGAACCTCCATGCCGTTCTCGGGTTCAATGGTCAGGTAAGACCCGGTCTTGCTGCCTTTGAACATGAGTCTGTAGTTGGGGATGGTGGCGGTGCCGATCATTCTCGCATCTGGGCAGCGCATCAGCATCTGCCGGACATTCAGGTTGCTTCCGTAGGCAATGTAGTATCGTTTTTCCATGTGTTCAAGTCCTCCTATTGATTGTAAGCAAAGGTGCTTCTACCACCTTAAGCCCGCCGAAGCGGGCAAGTGGGCCTGTGGCTATGTCCTTCAAGCGGCTCGACCGCTTCTGAAGGCTGCGTCGCCGTCCAGCCGCTTGGTGAGAAGCTCTCTGGCGGTCTTGAACTCGTCGCCGATGAAGCCCAGGCGGAGGAGCCAGGTGCGCATTGCGTACTTGGGGTTCTCGGTCTGCTGGGGCTTGGGGCTGGCGGTGCGGACTTCTTTTGCCATCTGGCTCAGTGCCAGGCATAGCTGAATGTAGCTCTTGAGCTGTCCGGCGTGGAGGCCGTTCTGCTTTCCGTTGGCAGGGGCATCGAACTGGAAGAGGCGGAACTCGACCGTTCCCTTGGTGAAGGTGGCGTGGAGGTTGAGCATATGGTAGCGGCTGTCGTTGTAGTGCTGGTCTCTGCCGTAGGAAGCGCCGTTGCTGGTGTACCAAATGTCCGCCAGCTTTGCCATGGTGGTGGGCTTCTTGCGGTTGACCTCGTTTAGGAAGGTGGGGTTGACCATCCGGCAGTAGGAACGCATCCGACCGTGGTCGATTGCGAGGGCATCGGCGAGGAGCTGTTCGTGGCTTGCCATGATGTTCGCCAGGTTGCGGAGGGTCTGAGGGGTGTGACCCTTGGCTCCGATGTGGATGTGAACACCGCAGCCTCTGGTGGGGTCGCTCTTGGCTCCTGCCTTGCGGAGCTTGCGAATCAGCTCCTGCAGGGTTTCCATGTCGGCGTAGGTAAGGATCGGGGTGACCATCTCGCACTTCTCGCTGTCGGGGCCGTGGATGCTGCTGTCTCTCTGGAATTTCCATTCCCGACCCTGGGCATCCCATGCACTCCAGGTGCAGTAGCCGTTGCGGTAGGCGGTGTCCTGGAAGCGGTTGGTTCCGAAGAATTCGGCTGCCAGCTTTGCGGCCTTCCGTCTGGTAATGCTGTTCATCTCGACCTCGACTCCGATGGTCTGCTTCTTCATTTCCTCAATCTGTCTGGCTACCTTTGCGTTCATGGTGTGTACCTCCGTTTTGTTTGTTGTCCCTTTCGGTGTACACATATTCGCTCTACTTCGCCGATATAGCAAGTTATATCTGAGGCATAAACTACACAAT